AAAGCCGCTCAGAAGCAAGCTGCGGAGAATGTATTTGGGCCGAATCGTTCTGGAATACAAGCGGTACTCAAGCATGTAGAGAAGACGGTTGGTAAGAACCGGGCGGATATCCTAGCGGATCATATGAATATCTTATTCAAAGAATCTCCAGATGCAGAGGGGCTTTCTAAGTTCGACCGGGATATGAGGAAGGGGAATGAGGATGCTAGGTTTCAGACCCCGCCTTCTAAGTATCGTGACCCTAATCTTATCGAGAAGGCCGGACGAGTACATCAGTCGATACTTGCGTACAAGGCCGCTATTCCGCATCTTACCTCGAATCTTAATATCCTGATGAGCGATGGGTTTCAGACCTACGCAAAAGTACTGGACCAGACTTTCAACCCCAGTACACGCAAGGGAGCCGAGGCTACTGTACTTGCGACAAACGCTATTAGCGAACTAACAATGAATGGATATAGGGAGCATGAGGCTTTTAAGGCTGGTAAGATCTCGCAATACATGCCCGGTAGTGTTGGTGAGTTTATTCACAAGAACATGTACATACCTGGAATGTCTTCTGTTAGATATAATACTCTTCTGATGAGCGCGCACGCGAGTAAGTTAGCAGCGGATGAGGCGGTGCAGAATCTGGCACGAGGGAATGGTAAAAAGGCGCTCCCGGTACTAAGAGAACTCGGGCTTGATCCTATGAAGATACAAGCGCAGAAGTTTCAGCTTGATGCTAGTGATATACAGAAGGCTTATTACCACGGGACGAATGTACGGGCATTCTTGAATCAAGGAGAAGGACGTACCGCACTTGGACAAAGCAGTCCTATATTTAGAGTAATGGGCGCATTCCATTCATACACCGCTAATCAGGCACGGTTTATCCAGAATGTATTCAAGCGTCAGTACCAGCAAGGGGACTTTGTAGGAATAGCTAGGAACATCGGGCTTATGAGTATGGCGTTTCCAGTACTAGGGGCTACGCTCTACGAAGCAGAGCGGCTACTAATAGGCCACGACTGGGATGATCCGGGTAAGCATCTTGCTAATAGAGTTGAAGCAACTCCAGCAGGTGTTGTTTATGACGCGCTCGCTGGAAGACAAAATGCTGCAAGTGCCGCACGAATAGCTCTGAATACAATTGATAGTCTGAGCCATCTTGCAAGTTTCGGAGTAGCGACTGGATATACTAGAGGCGCGGCACGTAATAACCTAGCAGGCCAGATTATGGGGCCGAATGCCAACATGCTAATTCAGGGCGCGCAGGATGCATATAAAGCAGCGCACACTGATAACAGGCATCCAGATGCGTGGAAGCCGCTTGCTAGAGATGCGATGGCTGATACTACTCCGTATGGGATTGGTGGTGTTGCTTCTCATCAGATACTGCCAACCAAAGCCGATAGCGCAAGCGGCAAGCCAAAAAGATTCAGGCGTACTAGACCAAAGCCTGATAGTAACAATCCACTAAACGCCAACGACTTTAACTACTAAGGAGATATAAAATGGCTGGACAGGAAGCAACTAAGAGCCGGGAATCAGTACGTGCATGTATTAAGAGCGTGGAGTGCAACAAGAGCAATACCTCCAAAGCGCCGAAGTTGTCAATGAAGACTACTAGCAAGCAGTAATTAACCAAGGGAGATGGGATTATGGCATTGAGGATTGCACTTAATAGTTACACTGGCTATGGGTTTTGGTTTGCTTTGCGGCTGCTCGAAGAAGGGCACAAAGTAGATACATTCCTCACAGAACCAGATTACGAGAACATTCTCAAAGGCATAGTCCCTTCTCCTTATATCCGGGCGCGCGGTAGTAAAGGGTATCCTAATTATGGGAAATACGATCTTAGTATCTTCGATCTCACTGGGCGCGAGCGTCAAGCAGAGTATAGCGCAACGCTCTGTCCTACTATTGGCGATGGCGCTTTTAATTGTGCTGTTGAAGATGATAGAATGTTTGGTCTGGAAGCTATGGAGGAGTGCGGAATACAAGTGCCGCCATATGAAAGATTTTCCGAGCTAGGTGCTGCTAAGGCGCATATTAAGAAGACGAATAAGAGGTTCGTATACAAACCAGATGGCGGGCAGGAGAATGATACTGATACTACTTATGTAGCCAGTAGTCCTGAAGATATGCTGGCTTGTATTGATAAGCTTTATGCTAAAACTAAGGGCGCTCCGTTTGTATTGCAGGAGTTTATTAAGGGCACCGAGGTATCAGTAGAGGGGTATTTTAATGGGGATAACTTCTACTTAGTAAATGTGACCCTAGAAGAAAAGAAGTTTATGAACGGGAATCACGGACCGAATACTGGTTGTGCCGGGAATCTGGTGTTCTACTTGCGGGAGTCCAGCGAGCTATTCAAGAATGGTCTTGGCAAGATGAAGGACTATCTAAAGAGCGTCGGCTATTGTGGAATGATTGATCTTAATACTATTGCAACTGATTCTGGACTCTACGGGCTAGAGTGGACTCCGCGTTTTGGGTATGATGCAAGTGCGACTCTTATTAATATGTACGGCGGAAACTTTGGCGAGATGCTTCAGAAAGTAGCAACTGGGCAAGTGCCGGATGAGAGTTGGCGTGGCGAGTTCGGAGCCGGGACTCGTCTTAGTATTCCGCCGTATCCTACCGAGATTAAGGGCAAGCATCCGCAGGGAGTGCCGGTAAAAGGAATAGGGCCTGGGCAGTATGGTTCTACTTATATGTATGATGTTATGTTGGAGAAGGGCGAGCTAGTAACAGCAGGGCATAGTGGATTTATCGCGGTTCCACTTGGCTACGGAAATAGCATTGGAGATGCGTGGGAGATAGTAGACGCAAAGATCGAGGATATCAAGCTCCCTAATATGCAAATCCGCACTGACCTACAGAAGACCACGACTCAGAGATACTATGAACTTAGTAGAATGGGACTGCTATGAAAGACGGGAATGAAGACCTTCACTGCATAGAGACCCATTGGTTCCTAGACTATAACTTCCTTGGATTTAATAACGACGCTTACTGGTGGCCCTCATGTTGAAGTACATTTGGTATCTTATCCTCGGCCTCGGTGCTATTACCGCGAGCGCCCAATCTACCACAGTCAGCGGGACACTTGTAGACCCGCTTGGAAATACTTGGAGTGCGGCTACTATCACTGCGGTGTTTCAAAATACTCCCGGTAAATCTCCTCCTTTCGTATGGACTGGTGGTGCTTTTAACCAGTTACCTGCTACTGTGACTTCTGATTCGGGTGGAAATTTTAGTCTCATCCTTCCATCGAATACCTCTATCTCGCCGGTTGGCAGTACCTGGCTTTTTAGCGTATGCCCTAATGCTTCCCTGCAATGCGCGGTTGTTAATGTCGCGGTGAGTGGCACTACTCTTAATATTGTTCCTATTATCACCGGAGCAAATGCGTGGCCTCCACTTCCTGCGCAACCTACTACTATCTCGAAGGTTTATAATACAAACCAAGTCGCTGCACCTCCACAGAATCAGGGTGGTATGTTGTATGATACTACCTCACAGGAAATGCTAGTATTTACTGCGGGAGGTTGGGAACCTTTTGCTACGGTAGGTGGTTTGCCTATTATTACAAACCCCGCCGGGACTCAGAATATAATCCAACCTCTAGGTTCTTTTCTAGAAGTAAACGGCCAACCTGTTTCTACAATGCAGTCGTTTAATGTTAAATATTATGGGGCAGTAGGGGATGGGGTTACTGATGATTCGGCGGCTATTAATAAAGCTATCGTAGCTCTTGACGCAGCAGGGGCTGGTAGACTCTATTTTCCCGTTGGAAATTATTTTTCTGCTAATTGCGGGTTCATTATTGGAGTTCCTGTTATTTTAGAGGGAGATGGTGTTACAGATCAAACACTCGGAACCTTTAGTTCCAATGTTGTTTGCGGTAGCTCAACGGCTGTTCTTTTCACGGTGACCTCCAACTCGGGATTATTCCAGAATATCTCCCTGACGAACACAGCATCGACCACGCCCACTGCGGGTGCGGCAGTATTCACTAACTCGACGCTTGATATCCAACGAATAAATCTCCAGAACGTTCAGGTAAATGGGTTCTACGACGATATTCATGTGGGTGTCGGGTCACGTTGGACGATGAAGGATTCCGAACTGGATAATCCCGTTCGGCGCGCCTTATGGATTCAGAATACGGTGGATTCCGATGCTGGAGATTGGACTGTGTCCGGCAATGAATTTGCCGCTGGTGCTCGAACTGAAGCAGTCGGCAGTGCCGCAGTCTATCAAGATAGTTCTGGCGGAGGGAAGTGGATATCCAATAAGGTTAATTCAAACGGCGGCGGAAATTTCGAGCATGGATTAGTGCTGAATCTCTCTGGATCGGTGCAGGGTCAATACAGTCTAAATAACATCGAGACGACCTCCAAAGAGCCGATCTACATAACGAATGCATGGCCATGGCTGACGTTTACCGATAACATGCTCATAGCCCCAGCCGGCTATGCTGACATTACAGCCACCAATGGGCTGAATAACGTCTACATCGGCGGCGGAACGATGAACGGACTTGGCACAACTTCTTATTCTGTAAATTTGCAGGGTACATTGATCGATGTAACAGTAATGCCATTCTCTAGTAATAACTGGACTGTCTCACCCACAAATATGGCAACAAGTACTCCCGGACCGGACAGTCAGGGAGATATAAACAATACTCTACTTAATGCTAGTGCATTCAACGGACTTACTGTCACAGCAACTACAGCATTATTCACTAGTGGAATAATTGTTGGAACGACAGGAGGCGGAGGAGAGATAGAATGGATTGGCCAAGGCGCAGGTTCTACTTGGGCGGCTTCAACTGTTGGTGGAACTGGACTACATTTTCTATCAAGTGCCGGAGCTACTGTTGATTTCGATGATAATAGTATGTTTAATATTGGACATGGGCCTTATGCCATTGGCGGGGTTCAGATCACCACGTTAGCCCTAAGTGATGGCCCACTAGTGATGAAGAGTTGTGGAACTATAACAACTACAACGGCAGCTATGGATGCGCTTTCTTGTTCTTTTGTCACACCTATTAGTACTTGCTCAGTCACTCGGGCCAACTCAATTGATGCGGCATTCACGTTCTACACTGTAAGCACTGGCGGTGTTGCTATTAGCCACGGCGCAGTGGCTGGAGCTACTTACGGAGTTTCTTGTTCTGTTAACTAGTTACTTCAGATAATAGGTGAATTTATAATGTTTAAAAAAGTGCTACTTGGATTTATCCTATGCCTCGGGGTTGTGAATACCGAGGCACAAGTTACTAGTGTAACAGCTACGGTAGTAGATTCGGATGGGCAGGCTTGGAATAACGGGACTTGGAGTGCTAGTTTATTCGCACCTAGTGGTCAGGCGTTCTTTAATGGAACGCCTGTTCCTACTGCTAGTTTTGGGGGGTCGCTTAGCGCGAGCGGAGTGCTTACTGATACTACTCACTTCTTTAATACCGCTACTATTACTCCTTCGGGAGCTATGTACTCGGTGAGTGTTTGTTCGCATACTATCGCTGCTTGTAATTCGTTTATTATCCCGGTTACTAGTTCGAGTCAGTTTAATACTGTGATAAATGCTTCTATAACCGCACCTCGGTTTAATAGCGGCCCCGCAGCTTATGGTTATCTGGATGTTGAGGTTATCCCCATTGCTGGAATAGGCAGCGCGTATTTTAACGTAACCGATGGATTGACGCATACTTGGAATGGTACTATCTGGACAGTACCTCAGAGTGGTGGCGGTACTATTGTAGCGGCTCCACAATTCCAGAAAACATACTACCAAACTCCGGGTGTTGTAGCTTCTGTATCTGGTGATACGGCTGCAACTACTGATGGCGCTGGGAATGAAACTGCGGTTAGTGTTAAGCCAAATAATGCGATACTAGCTCTTGGACTAACAGCAGCGACTGCTACTAATGTTGACTTCGCACAGCATTTCGCTACCTCTGGTGCTGTACAGTCTGTTACTGTTACTAATGGCGGGACTTATACCGGCACACCGCCTACTGTTACCTTCTCCGCGGCTCCTTCTAACGGCACAACCGCTACTGGGGTGGCTGTGCTAAATGCAGGTGGCACTGCTGTAGTCTCAGTCACACTTACTAACCAAGGAGGCGGGTTATACAATGCGCCTCCCGCTATTACCCTCAGCACTGGTGGTGCCACAGCAGTTGTGAGTGGTATGTCTAGAACTAGTAACCCGCCTCAGCCGGTGCAGATTCCTTGGAATGTTACGCAGGCAATCAATAGAAGACTTGGAGGTTCTGGAACATACAGCGGTATGTCACTGCTGCTTAATCTTAATAGCGGCACTGATAATACAAATACGGTACTCGGCAATTTTGGCGTGCTTGGATTAACCGCTAAAACTCTCGCTCCCGAACAGGGCGGTGGGATGTTTGCAATCAACGGTAATTGTGGAGGTGTTGGGGATTGCGTAGGAGAGACCATGACTATTGTAGGTCGTGGGGTTTCTAGGAATGAGGACGAGGGTAATGAGTGGCCGAGGCATTTTGTATCCAATAACAATGACGTAGCTGGCGGAACACTGACTGTAATTGGCGCGCCGGATACTCAAGGTGGGATACCTCTTACTGTAACAGCGGGGACTGGGAACTCGTTAGCGTTCTATGAAAAAGCCTTCGTAATGGATGTTACGAAGAAATTCGTATCTCCCGGTAACATTGCATCTATTGGCACGGCTACCAATCCTTTGTTTTCGTTTTTTCAGGGGGATGGAAGTGCTGGGATCACGACACAGTTCGGAGTATCCACACAGACTACTCTGACTGCTGCTGTTGATAATAATGTCTATACCGGAAGTTGCGGTTCTCAGACTAGAACTGCTTCTTTATTCCCAATAACCGGTCCGAATGCTGGTGGTGTTGATGGTTTTATGACCACTTACCAAGGGGTAGGAATACCGGGCGAGAATACTAACTACAATACTACTACAGGAGCTTTGCAAGGATTCTGCGCTACAGTAGCGAGTACGGCTGGTATGTCAGCCGGGACTATTTTATTTATCGCCGCTGGGGATTATCAGATAGAGTATACGCAAGTGATTTCGGTTGTAGATGGGACTCACTTCACAGCTTTCTTTAGGAGTGCCCATGCTGTAGGAGCTACTGTTAATTTCGGCGGCGCAGTGGGGTATTGCATCGGGGCTGATATTGATATCATTCCGATTGGAACTAATTCAAATGGTGTTAGTAACCAAACCGCGCAGCAACGATTGTGCTATCCTATTGTACAAAGCCTTGCTGGGGATCTGGTGAATGTATATACAAATCCGGAGGGGTCTAGTAATAATAATCTCAGAACTCTATTACCTGCGGTTAATACTCCCAAGATTGCGCTTGTTATTAGTGCTCCAGTAGTGACAAGTGGAGTACTGACTAGTATAACTACTAATGCGAATGATTACTCATCCAACACTAGTACTTCTGGCAGTGGCCATCCGTTTAAACTCCCGGCTCCTATTATTACTGTATCTGGATGTACTGTAGCTCCTGTTATTCAAGCAGTTGGAACTGCTGTAGCTAGTAGTTCACTTGATCCTTACACAGCTACGATAGTATCAGGAGGTTCTGGTTGTCCGGCGACTCCTACGTTTAATGTGGCTTCATTCTTTCCTACACCATTTGGGATTTATCCAGTAGCGATGGTTTATAAGAGCGAAGACCCATCACAGCCTGTAGGTACAGTATCAGATGGTAAATTCACTGCGATGCCGTTTAATACATCTGCATGGAGCACTACAGATAATGTAATGATTCCTGATTGGTGGAATGGGCAAGGAGTAAGTGGGCAGTATAACTACTTTGGCAACGCGCTGCACTCGTTGGATGGTAGAACTGGGCCTATGATAGCGGAGAGAACAATGGGGGTAGGCTCTGGAGCGGCTATTAAATCTACTCAGAACGAGGAACCAACCTCACACTATTATGGTAGTTTTGCTAATAACTATAACAGAATACTTCCTACTGATTACTTAGTAATCCCCCCAATCTGGAGAGATGTAGTAGGTCAGGTAAGTACTGCACTAAATCTAGCTTCTCCTCCTATTATACCAACCAATAATGCGCTAGCTGGTGGTAATATTATAACAGTAAATTGTGGTATTGAATCACTGAGTTCTACTACTATTGACCCTCCGTGTGTGCATGGATTGCAGTTTAGATATAACATCTTTAAAAGCACTCCAGGTACTAATGGGATAATTACTTCGCTGTTCAACGATCCAACTACCGGGATACTAGGAGTTGGTAGTGGCATTGCATGGACTGCTCCTATTATTATGGCTTACACAACAGCAAGTTCTGCAAACCAAGATGTAATGTTGGCTGGTTTGCGGTTTGGTGGTATTAATACTGGGCCTTGTACTAGGTATGATTTTCTATTAGCTTCAGGAGTGGGCGCGTATAACTCGTCTTACGGACGGACATGCGGTGTATCTCTTACTGGCTCAGGTTCGGCTGGTAGTTTACAGTTCCAAGTTAATACTGGGGGCGGGGCTACTACATATGTGACACCGCTGGTTATTAATCCGACTGGGGCTACTACTCCGTTTATCTTTACATCGACCGTCGCAACTGGTACTGCTCCGTTTGCTGTTACTTCTACGACTCCGGTTGCTAATCTTAGTATCGGAGGTAATGCGGCTACTGCTACTAGTGCTGGAGTAGGTGGGGTGGCAACTCTCGCTGCGGGGACTGTTACTGTATCTACAGCGGCTGCTTGTACTCCGGGAACGGCGTGTAGATATAAACTTACTAACTGCGGCCTGAACGCTAGTACAGCAATCGGCACATTGTCAGTAGGTACAATTTCGGTGGGAACATCATTCGTGATTAACTCCTACACGGCACTTGCGGCGCTCGCGGTAGATACTAGCAATGTATGTTGGCAGATTAACTAGCACTTAACCCAAGACAAAAATATACCCCACTACATAACATCGTAGTGGGGTCTTTTTACTGTCCAAGTGCTGATAGTTTATCTTCTAGTTCTTTTATATCAGTTTCTAGTTCATCTATTTCAAGTCTTAGTTCTGCTACAACATCTGGTTCGTATTTCTCAATCATGCTAGCTATATCTGTTTCGCAGATTGTTCTCTCATCGCCGCAGAATGATAGATTAGTTTTAAATAAAAGTTCGTCTACCAATTGCTCACTGAGTTCCCGCGCGGTCACGATTGCATCTCCTCGATACTAAGAAAGTCGTCCAAACTAACCGGGCCGGTTTCTACTGCTAGGATTTTGCAGAGTGGCTCGTCCTCTCTCATACATCTAATTTTAGCGTTTCCCTTGAAGGGAAGGTAATAGCCTGTGTGAGCACCAAAGAGCACACGCTCTCCAATTCTTCTCGTCTTGACTTTCGGGCCGCAGCTAACGATAACTCCAGACGTAGGGATTGCTCGCGTATTCTCTGGCACAATAAGCGTTGATCCTGTACCATTGCATCGTAGGCATTTTGTGCCGACGGTTTGTTTGGCGCAAGCTTCTCGGAAGGTGCAGGTTTTTCCATTTTCTTTAATCCCGAAGGTTCCTTTCTTTGTGCAGTCGCAGCTATTGAAAACTCCAGTACCATCACAATCATGGCACTCGTAGCCGCTCTTGTATTTGTCAATAAGAATAAGAATTTTATCCTCAACTGCTTCGAGTCCGAATTTACCACCGACTACGAAGATTACGTTTTCAACTTCCAGTGATACTTCAAGGGGTTTGGACGGACGGTCTACTAGCTCTGGGCCTTGCTCATTGAAACTCATTATATATTTCTCCAAGTCTTTCTGGTTATAATATCAGAGATATTTGATTGACTTACTTTAAACTTAATAGCCAGTTCTCCCTGAGAAACTTTACCATGTTCCCATAGATCCCTAATAAGTTTTACTTCAAATTCTTTTAACTTTGTAGTTTCACCAACTAAAACATTTTCTAGATGTGTCAATTCTTCTACATGGTCAGGGTTCACACAAGCGCGGTTTCTACATTTGTGGTCTAGTTCCAGCCCAGATTCTATCTTCTTCTTCTTGTATTTTTCATACACAACTCTGTGCGCTTGTTTTATGGTACTGCCAACTCGATATCTACCATAGCCACGTTTGCACTTAGAGCCTTGCCACTCCCAACAACTATTTTCAAGTACTATCCAGTAATTCTCTAATGGGCTTCCTCTCCGCATCCTCATGGCATTTGTACCACTTTCTTTTTAGTCGTGTGTACGTACTCATAGAACTGAGTGCCACCTACGATCTTGTTAGTAATTAGTCCTATCTGTAATAATGTATTTATAATTCTATCTATATCTTCAACCGTAGCGTGTCTATGACAATCCCGAATAAGTTCCCGTCTCGAACAAAGGCCCTTTCTCTCAATGTACGTCTGCAATTTTGCCGTTGCCTCTGATAGTGATGATTCCCCTACTCCTCTAAAGGTAATGTCAAGTGTATCTAACACCCCCTGAACTAGAGCTATAGCTGTCGTCAAACACCATCGGTTAATAACAAGGAGATTGTCACTAGCTGCACTAAGACACATTGCGACTTTAAGGACATGAATATCCTGCCTTGATTTGAAGTATCTTACAACATCCGAATCAGAATCTGTAGCATTGATAGTTTTATAAAATGCAATCCATTCGTGATAAGCCTCATTGTCGAATGTAAATTCGCCATGTACGTGCGCGATTTGTTCAAGATCGTGGCGGAGGTTTGCAATTATTTCCTTTCCGCCAGTAGTATCTTCAAGTGCGACTGGCCAAGCCAGCTTCTTGGACTTCTCATTAGCAAATACAAACATCGTTCTAGCGGTAAACCCACCGTTAATAGCTTCTGCAGCGTTTTTATTCCCGTTGATTTTCCTAATAAAATCTGGTACGCAAGCACCAATAAGGCTAACGCACATGTCCTTAATGTGGCTGCTGCCCTTATTCTTAGTGTCATATTCAAACTCATTTCTATCCCATGTGTCACATAGGAAACTTGTCATCCAATCTGAGGAACCAAGGAAAGTACTAAGCTCCGTTGCCATTAGTACCGCAGTGCTTTCAGTAGCGGTTGTTACCATACCATTTACTACTGCGTTGGTTTGGAATCCGTTTGCAAGCTTTTCAATGATTTTAGGCGCCGTAATACGATCGGAAAGGTAGTTGCTGAGAGCAGGTTTGTAGTCCTTAATGAACGAATGAGCTGGATGGATTGCTGTTCCCTTCCCAACGCCGGGCGGTCCAACGAGAACAATGTACTGATTTGGGTATACTTTGTAGGTTCCACGACGTACCCATACTTTCTTTTTTAGAACTGCACTTATTACTGAGATTGCACTCCAAATTACATACGCAGATGGCGCTTCGGTTATTGGATCAAGCGCCGCCGCATAGCTGCTGATCCAGTTCATGCTGAGTTTGCGTGGCGGCATCTGACTGGCGCTCCTTTTCTTGATTCTCTTTTAACTTGTAGTAAGCCGCTTGCACATCTTGATAGGTAATGTCTTCCAGCTTTTTGGAGCCATTCCTAGCTTTAATAGTTACTGTGTTGTAGAAGTCAAAGGCAATTTCTCCTTCGACTGGGATTTCAACTTCAATCCCATTGTGGAATACGATTCTACGAGAATACGCCGCTTTTGTGACTTGCATAAAGTTCCAGATAGATTCAACAGAATCGTCAATCTCCTGAACGATTGAGTCATGGCATTCTTGAATAATTTTACCTCGTGTGGAGTCATTTCCGGTTTCAAGTTCATAGACTGCAAATCCGTTATTATCGCCAACTGTAGATTGAGGAATGTAGCTGTAAGCTTCGTTGAAGATTTTATTATTCGAGCCTGTTTCACCACCTCGGAGGCCGAAGAAGATACGTTCACGTCCAAACGGTGTCCGGAGCGTTCGATTCGCATATAAGCAGTCCTTTATGTATTTGTGAAATACTCCGTCTACGGAGGGGTCAACTTGGTTTACTTTCGTGAGGATGTTGGTGCATTGTTGGGGAGTTAGTGAATAGCCTTCCTTAGCAAGTGAGTCAGACATAGTACCGCCACGCATACCATAGTTATTAGCGTGTCTAGTTTTCTTGCCAAGGAATCGCTCAATAGATTCTTTCCACTGAGAGTCTGTATAGTGGTCCCAGGGGATATCAAATATAAGGCAACCCAACTTCCTATGCCTATCAATACCAGAACGTAAGTCATCAAGTGCCTCCGTGTTATTAGCTAGTGCGCTAGTAGGCCAGTCCTCGGCTTGCATCTGGTCTACCATTAGTAGGATTTTACCGGGGCGGGCTACTAAGCATCTACGAAATATCTTAGCAAGCTCTCCATGCTTTGGAAAATTTTGTGCATTCCCCCCAAAACCGAAAGAATGTTTGCGGCTTCCCCTGCGTCCTGTAACTGTTCCTGCGCAATTATAATTTGTAAGAAATAACTCGAACCCTCCTGAACGATAGAGGTTTGCATTAATGTAGCGCGCTCGGAGAGTTCCAAGTTCACGTATTCTAAGAAGCGCCCTAATTGCTGGATCTCCTCCCGGGACGTTAAATTGATTTGTTGCATATATCTTTTGCAGGGTAAGTTCCGCAAGAGATTCTTTTGATATGTAGTTTCCATCCTCATCCCTCCCACTTGTCTTTGGTATTGTAAATCCCATCCGCTTTAAGTGTGCGAGAGGGGTATTATCACCGCTGCTGCTGTTAAGATTAATACTACTCCCAAGTTTAGCTTCCGGTTTGTTTGCGGCTCCGATGTAGCAAGGTATGTTCCAGATACTACTGACAATAGCGCATTGACGATTAATGTCTGTATCAATATAGTGTGATGCATCTCGTAGCCTCTGCTTGTCTACTACTATACCGCGTCGATCTATTTGGTAGTATACCGCTTGTAGCGCGTGCAAGTATTCCATGCTTATTCTGTTCTTCTGCATAAGCCCTCAGTGCCTACTTAACCCCACGATGTTCTGTGGGGTGTGGGTAGTTTTAATTGTTAGTTGCTACTACGGCACGAACGGGGGAGGAACAGCGATATTACTTGGTACAGGCACACCGAGAGTAGCCGCGAAAGTACTAGTAAGGAATGCCACTAGATTAGTAGTCATCTGATTCTCAGTCACACCCGCATTCGATTGCTGGCTGATAGGTGCTGGATTAGCCCCAAAGAATCGGAGAAAATACTGACCATCGTAGGAAAAATCAATCTGCCCGAGTCCGGGAGTTGCGGTGATAGTTTCAGTGGCTATTGAAGTAGCAGCGCCCCCCGCAAGTGTTGCTGTATTTACCGCTCCCACCGCGCCGAGAGTAAGAGTTCCAGGCGTGAAATTAGCGGCGCTAACAGGGAGTCCCGAATACAATCCTACGATAGACGAAATAGCAGTAAGTGCTGTACCAATAGCAGTAGTGGCTGTGAAGGTAAAAGGCTCAGAGATAATAAGCCCTTGAGCAGGAATAGGGTTTTGAATAACTGTTGCGCCGACTGCTGGGAGTGTGGTTGCAGTAGCAGTAGCGAATTGTGCTGGAGTGCAATTGAAAATAAGTTGAAATGCGTGGGTCAATTTAGAGTCCTCTTTTCTAGTTATATTGCGGGGGTTGATTTCTATAGAGCATAGTAAGCGCCGCTTTTAACGCTACCGGGCTGAAGGTATTAGTAAGCGAGTACCCATAATCCCACAAACCCGCTTCGAATCTATCAGCTACACAACTAGGACACTCGCATTTAGTTCTGGTTTCGTGTGGCTCGTATCTATCTAGCTGCATTCTAGTGCTCCTTTCCTTTAGAGTTCCACCATTTCTTTAGGTTTTGGCGTTTGCAATAAGCGAGCGTTGTCGATGAATTGTACAACTCGCTTATTAATGTGGTATAAAAGTCGGTAAGCAGGAGGATTTTCCTCCACTAGCTGCGCGAGCTTCGCGAATTCTAGGTTGATTTCCGCTGCTAGTTGCTCTTGCGAATCTTGTGTGATTTCCATTACTTCGTCTCCTTCTGTCCCTTTGCTGCGTTCCATGCGGCTTTAGATAAAGATTTGTAGCACTCCATTGGATCGTCTTGGCCTTCAAGATGTGATACAAGTTCAGTGACTTCGCCACCTTTCCACCATCCCTCAAACGTCTCCATCTGCCCTACAGGGAGTGCGGCGATATTCTGCATCTTATCGATAGCTTCGATCACACAACTGCGGTGATAGATACGAGTTTTTCCATTTCCACCTTTGTAAGGGAGTTTCATCGGCCATTTACCGGGATTCCCTGCCCAGTGATCTGTACCCTCTCCGCAAAGACTACAGAGCGCGTCATCGCTAGGGAGTGGGGTAGGCTGCGACGGTACACAATTGCAATGCGGGCAGTCACTGCCGCATTCATGGTGCCACGATCCGCATGGGCATCCCTGTTTGTGATCAAACGTATACCCGGCGTCAGGTGGCTCGTGTTGGACAACAGGGGCGGCAGGCTCTACCGTATTAAAATCATCATAAAGATCAAACATTATAGTAATCCTCTCTCTGCTAATTCTAATAGTTGGCACTCATAAATCTCATAAGTAACCATAGTATCTTTGCAGTTGTAAATCTTTAGCTGCCGCATATCTTTAATGTTCCACCCATGCCCTTCGTCTTTATAGTACGGCTCCCTAGTATACTGCCGCGTCTGGAACTGCAACGTATGCTTTAGCTCCGCCCAGAGCAAATGATGATTAATCAAAGTATCTCTACATCTACTAAGGTCGATTCTAAAACCCAAGGCTTCGTAGAAGTTGGCGTCGAAGTTGAAGAAATTCTGACCGAGACTAGGGACTTCCCACATGAGTTTTGCAAGGTGCTTCCAAAGCTCTCGTGTCTCAATAGTACTTTCACGAAAAAAGTCAAAACTAATGCTAAAGCTTGCACTACTAGCGAAAGAAGCGGTAATAGGATAGCCGGGTAGGATTTTGTAGAATTGAGATGGCTGCGTTTTAGTTGGCGCTTTTGGGTAAATAGTTTCGATATCGTTACTAACAATAGGACAATTGAGCATATTGTCAATATCACAAAGAAGTTCTTCAAAGCAATCAAACTGTATTTTATGAGTCCGTTCTGGAAGTGGCTGAAGAGTACATGCATGGCTTTTCCAGTATTCAAGTTCACTAGCGGCTTTTGCTAGGTCACAGTTAATAACAATATCCCGCATCTTCCACTGCTTGATTACATCTACGGGATGCTCGGTTGGGATTATGTAGTGGGAATAGTTGAGGTGAGTGCTTGTTAGGATTGAGCCGGCGTACTTGCTAATCTCTGATTCTTCGTTCGCGGTGTCGAAGGAGCCTTTTTTCTTCAAATACTTCGGGTTCATCTGGTTTAGCAGGTTCTTACCAGTATGTCCGAGTGGGATAATAATAGGCGGTCGGTAGTGCTCTAAGTCTCCTGCTACGTTGGACCAGCCTTTGAGGTTATCTGTGTCCCGGCGATAGCCAGTAACATAGTAATCTTTAATCCCCGCCTCTTGCATCATCTTGTCCCAGACGTATCCGGTGGGGGCACTAAATAGATATCCCTTGTCCTCGTCACCTGACAATGGTCTATCTACCAGCACCCACACCGGACTTGTCGGATTGCCTTTACTTCCTAGAAGTGGCATTATCATCTACCTCAAACTCATAACCATACTGTCCTAGTACTTGAATGCAGAGCCACCTAATAGCGCGCCGAGTTACAATTGGCTGGTCGCCGTCTTGGTTTAGGATCATCAGCATAGTATTATCTGACATGCCCCGATACTCCAGCGCGTTAATTCCTACTTTGTTAAGTTTAATCTTCGTCTTCGTATTCGGATTCGTCGTCGGCATCTTCGTCCTCGTCTTCTTCGCTTTCATCTTCATCTTCGTCATAAATATCCTGGAAGTCTGCGTCTAGAATTTCCTCGTCGTTTTCGAATACCATTTGCTAATTCTCCTTTTCCTTTAGAAAGAGTTAATGGGGCGCTGTACTAGCCGCCCCTTGTTAGTAATTAGCTGCTCTTCTTCAGCAAATCCGCAATATGCCGAATCTTCGGGAACTTCGTAGCGCAATCAGGAACCGCGCAGAAGTACCGACGGATTTTGTTATTGTCCTTGCCGTTGTAGTTATCAACTGCTACTTCCACTTTACCAATCCTGCCAACCAGCGGCCCTTTATAGACCCAAGTAGTAGGATCATCTTCCTTAAACTTAGCAGGATCGCCATTCCACTCTCCCGGCAACCAGCTATCTTTTCCGTCCGTCTCCATTGGCAAGCCGAAGCAGTGCGAGAAATCAGGATAAGTAAACGCGCCGCCCACATTCAACGAATCATACAACTTCCGATTCGCAAAATCTGGATGCCCATGAACTACCATCATCGCGTTCAAGTTAGTAGAACCGGTCTTAGCTTTGTTGGGCTTAAAACCTACTAGCTTTACATCGTACTGGCCAGCCGGAAAAACATCCATACCTTCGAGCTTCTCATTGGAGACCTTCATTTGAAAACCCATCTTTGTATCCTCTTTTCGATTTAGTTAGTTTTTAGAATCTATGAATCATTTACTACGGTGGTAACTATGCCGAGCGTTGCTTGTGTTTAGCGAGCATCTGCATAATATCGGGAGCTTCTGTAGCATCAAGTTTCATGCTGGTAGAAGCTGTGAAATCTGAATTAGGCTGGCACTGAACGATACGTGCGCCGGAGTAGTCAACCGTTATTCGGAATACGTCATTAAATAAACTAAGCACGGTCGCTAGGTACGGAGGTTGTACTGTTTTTAATCCCGTGTAAGCTTTTTGCTCTTTGGTAGATTTCTGTTTATCTGTCTCATCGGCTTCGTGAAATACTGCGATGACATGACCGAGTTCAGATAGCCGTCCGATGATATACTCCATGTATGCACGAACTCCATTAATGACATCCCAACCAGCCGGGATCTTAATTTCTGTGGAGTTAATTTTAACTTTTCTACAAAAAGACGGTTGCTGTTTGATGAGTTCATGCTCCATCACCGCTCTCATAAAAGTCATGCTATCGAGTATATAAGTAGCAGGGGTTGTTTTTCCTTGCTGCTTTAGATACTCGAACATGCTGATATCTGTTTCAACTGCCTGCATAGCTGTTGGGATGTTTGGGTCTTTGTCCCAGTAAGACTTTCCTTCTACGTCTGTACGCTTATACTTAGAGCAAAACTCCTTCAAACTCTCGCTTCTAGTATCGAAATCAAAACTCCATACCGGCGCCGGCGAGGTATAAGCAAACCAGCTTTTACCCACCTTTGGAACTCCTACTACCGCGATCTTTAGTCTCGGCTCTGCTTCGATATCTATTAATCCGCTTATGTTTTCGTATGGCATTTTAGCTCTCGCTTATTTGGTTGAAGTTGATGTTACAACTGACGCTTTCAAGTGCAACTTGCAGAACTGCTTGCCCTCTACTACTGTGTTCGGGCACTGGCAACGGTTTTCTAATACTTCCTGGCAACGGGGTCCGAGGTTCAATTGATTATCCTCTCATTTCTATGTCAATCATTGTTGGTTTTGTATTCTTAGGAGTAACCTCAAGCGCCATCGGCGTATAACTCCCCCCGAATAACATTTCAGAAACTACTAAGTCCGCTCCATCTGCTATTAGCTTTCTCTCTTCGTCTGTGAATTCGTAACGAGCTAGGCAAATATCTCCGAATTCAGGTACTCGCAGAGTTACTAGTGGCAGATATTCAGGCTGATCTAGAGCTATTACTTGTTCTGCTGGTACGCACTCCTCGTTATAAACTGGAGATATAGAATGCATTAATCCTCCATTTCTTCTGGGTTCCAAGGTTCTGCTACTACGAAGTCTTGGTTCAAGATGTTGAGCATGTTACTGCTACTATTTTGCCTGTGTAAATTCCTGTACTGGCATTCGGAGTGGAACATATTGTTGCATACACTTGTATTCCAATCCGGTCTTTCGCCAAGCACGACCATATCGTATATTTTATGAAAAGTTCTGAGTTGTCGTTTTCTGTATTCTTCAAGTTGCCACTCCGTTTTGAATAGTGGGACTCTTTTAAAACGCTGCATCGGATCAGCTTGCGGGGTTATTTGTGCGAAGTTCATCCAGATACGATCTACTTTGCGCCCAGCTAATAGCTCAGGGAATCGACTTTTTAGAATATAGTTAGTCGCGTAAACGTATCCGGTCATCCCCTCTTGCGGGTCGTAGCTTGCACTTGGGGAACCCTTAAAAAATGCAGTGGTCTTGTGATCTAATGGCCCGATTGCATTCCCGGAGTCCATTAAAAAGTCGATGCGCCCGGTTAGGTAGCAGCGTACTTCCTTACTTCCGAACTGGAATCCTTTAACATTCCCCTGAGTATAATACTCACTTACCTGAAATTCCCCCAGTGGAACCTCCCGCTTCTTACCAAAAGTAATCTCGATTCCAATAACCCGGAGCCGATCTACTTCCGCTGCGAAATGAGTTGCGTACTGGCCAAGCATTGCTAGGAATCCGTGCAAGCCTCCAAGAGTTTTGTACATCTTATGCTCTTCGAACTGGCTATCAATATTATACAGATGCCAGTAGTAGCAAGCCTTGCTCAGCCAATCATTGAACTCAAATGTTTCATCGCGTTTGCCAATGTAGAACAACTCAACCATCTTATGAAACACAATACCGAACTCAAGGTTCCAGCTTTTATGCTTTCCTTTGATATTAGCCATCATGGAAAGCTCAAAGCTGGCCTCGCAACTACGGAAGGTTGCGAGTGAGTGATGGTCGAGGAACATCTCAACAACGCCATCTTCTCCAAGCTGCATCCAATGGAACTTGCTCACTGCATCTGCTATGTTCATAGTTTTAGTTTCCCTTTAGGGTTTTTATCTCTCGTGCTAAATACCATGCTGCTTTTTCTAGGTCTTGTATCGTGTTATCTTTCTTCCCTGCTCTCGTAATATATTTCACAGTATTACCCAAATTATAATTAAGCTTCTTTGCTTCAATAAAATCAATTGTTTCAATTCCACCGCTTGTGTAGTGCGATGGGCTATTAACTGGGTCATTCTTGCCAGCTAACATTCCTATATATTGCCCATCTGCTTCGAACTTCGGCACCGCACGTCTAATTTCTTCCTGCTGTTTAGCTGCTTGCTGTTCTTTGTACTGGTCCCCGGTTAGATAACTCCCGGCCGCCGCTCTAACCTTCTCGTAATCAGTAAGAATCCCCATATTACTTCTTCCCTCCTAGTATTCCAGTAATTTGCTCCATACTCAATCCGCTCTTAGCTAAAGTCTGAAGCATCTGTAGTAGCTGCTCGCCAGTTACTTCTTTCTCTTTAACCTTAGTGCGCGTTTTCTTCCCGCTACTTTTTGACTCGCGCTTCTCTCTATCAAACTGAGATTCATGCTTCTCATGCACGAGTTTGATTCCAGAAAGCTTCTTAAATCTCTCCAGCTTCCTACTCTCTCGCTCTTGTAACATCAGTCCAACATTAGCGCGATGATATTCTATCGACGCTTCAATCTCCGCATCCGTCATCTCCTCTATCTTATGTGCGGCAAATAACCAATCTGTTCCCTGCAAAGTAATATGCCTTGCTTGGTACTTCCGGGAGAATGTAACAGTTCCATCAGGCCTTTCATGCTCTACAATCTTCTCCATAATAGTCTCCTTTATGGTGAAGTCGCTTATGCAATTCGCGCAGTACCGCACATCTGTTGATGACGCAAAGTGTTTGCAAAATACGACCGCACACTTAGTGCAAATTTTCGTACCGTCTGGTATTATGTCACAGGCCGCACAGCAAGGTATTACATCTCCGCCGTATTTCTCAGAAGCCATAAGGATTACTCCCCAACTAACTGTTTATACTTCGTTTCTACTTCGGGTAATTCACCATTAAAATACTTTTCAAGTAGCAATCTTACAAGTACCGATGTATTACCCTCGTAGTCTGATTTAAGTTTATCAGCTTGTTCTTGATAAATCCTAAATCCTGCCATTTTCGTCTTCTTGCCCGTTGTTCGATAGAAGCCATCGAATGTTCGAGCAGTCTGACTTTTACTGTCCTCAAGGGGTTCCATATAGAGAGCATACACCCTGCATACAGGGTCGTCAAGCCCTGCATCCCCTTTAGGATCAGCCCTTTACCTGAAAATGGCCCTGACCCCATACAGGGGGCCAAGGCCAGATTTCGATACTATTAAGTCTTCAATTAAGTTTCAAATGCTTGTAACTATCTCGAATCGCATCACAATTAGCGAGTACGTTTGAAATATGATCCATACTTAGCATAGGACCATGATACCGTGTAACTTGTTCGTCGGAACTCAATTTGCATAGCATATCTCCTTTTCCTAGCAGCTGCTCGGCTCCATATTCATCAATGATTGTTTTGCTATCGTAGCCGGTTGGTAGTTTTAGTGCGATGCGAGTACCGAAGTTCGCTTTGATATCGCCGGTTATGATTTTAACTGAGGGCCGCTGTGTTGCAAGGATTACATGGATTCCAGCGGCTCGGCAGATTTGGACGAGCTTCTGTAACTTGAGCGCGATGCTACTATCCGCGCCTACGATATCTGCGTACTCGTCGATTACTACTACGTAGTATGGTAGTGCCGCGCCGGTTATGCGGTTGTACTCGGTTATGTTTCGTGCTACTCCTTTCATTTTTTCCGTGCGCTGTCGGACTATTTGCATGAGGCGTTCGAATAGAACATAGATTTTCTCTATATCATCCGCGACTTCTACGGTGTGTGGTAGGGATGCGAATAGCGGCAGGTCTAATTGCTTAGTATCAACTAGCATTAGTTTCATTTCTCTCGAAGAGAGTTTAGTCGCAAGACCGCTAATGATAGCTGCAAGGAGTACACTTTTACCTGAGCCTGTAGAACCCGCTGCGAGAATGTGTGGAGATTCTCGCAGGTCAATTGTGTTTGGAGTACCTTTAGTATCAACTCCGAGCATAATAGGAAGCCCTTGTCCAGAGCTTTGCATAAGAGCGTGCAGGCATTTATCGTAACTAACTGTTTCTTTTGTCTTGTTAGGAATCGCAATCGCAATTTGTGCCCCCAGTCTGGTTATAAGTACAGACGGCGCCCCTACTGCGAGCGCCAAGTCCTCCTCAGATTTCATTATCTTAGCAATCGGAATATCCGCGCCAAGTGTGAAGTAGTAGGTTGATACTATCGGCCCGGCTTCTACTTGCTTGAACTCGCCGCTTATTTTGAGCGCGGAGAGTTTCATGCAAAGGTGAAGTACGGTTTGGGATTGTTCGGTTGTTAGGGCGCTCATTAATCATCACCAATCCCGGCGTAGAATAACTTCTCTTTCAAAGCTACAATTGCTTGCTCGTGCTCGGCTGCTTGCTTTTGGAGTTCTTCTTGTTCGGATTTGAGCTTTTCTACATGGCCAATTAGGTCTATGAGAATATCACAAATCTTCGAAAGTTCGTCGCATAGCGCTATAGTTCTATCATGTGTTGTCATATCATATACTCCTTATTAGCCTTAATCCTTCTTGCTTCTTCGAGCTTGGCCTTCTTAACCGCCGCTTGCTCTTTATAGAACGAGCGGTCCTGCTTTTTAAGATGCTCGGCTTTAGAGGCGCGCTTGATTCCTCTAGTGCGCATCCCCGGTATTAGGTTGGGTTTCATACTAACGCCCTTCTAGTTTACTCACGAAGCTTTTGTCCGCAAGCATGTACCGGAGTCCAGGACTGAGGTACTTAAAAGCTGCACGGAAGTTAGATTTACCACGCTCGAATCGTAAGTAGATTCCGTCGGTCTTACGTGCAAGCTCTTGCATGAATTGTTCTGCGCTTGCATCTACATACATATCCGGGATGTATACGCAATCAATCGGTACTCCGTGTGCGATCAACTTCTCAATATCCCGATCGCCAGTTGGTGAGCCGTCGCTGAAGATAATAGCGCGGGTGAGCTTGTTCTGGTTCAGCATGTTATTAGCAGTTCGCACTAGTGGTGTGCCGCCTGTTGCTGAGATTCCCTGTGCGTATACTGCGACCGCTGGGAGATTACTGCAAAGCGGGATTCCTTCCATGTTCATTGGGTAGATTGCTACTGCGGTTTTGTCTTTTTCGCAGCTGCGAAGAAATTCCTCCACTCCCGCTTTTGCATCTGCAATCTGCGCGGAGCCCATAGAACCTGAATCATCAAATACTATCCCGATGCGATGTTCCATTTCGTGCGCGGGGATTTCTATTGGTTCGTTAGTAGCAAGCGCGGCCGCTTGTTTACGCGCGGCGAGTCCTGATAGAGGCTTCGCGCCTACTCGGAATGTTGCGGGTTTTTTAATCAAATCGTTCATATTCATTCTCTTTCCTGCACGCAAAAGCGCACATTGACGCTGCTACTACTATTTAGTAGCACTAGCAGCGCGGATGCGGGCTGTTACTTGTTCGAGGGATATTGTACCTGTCCTGATGTTATCTTGCAATACTTGAATGTGTTTACTGGCAGATGCTGGAAAAGTCTTTCTACGACTTCTACTTCCATTCCCCCTTGAAAATGATATAACAGACTTCGATTCGCGTGGTAAAGCACCCTCAATAAGTACCGCACGCCGCTCCAACTCAGTTCGCACTCTTCTAGCTTGAGACAGATAAAACTGGTACGATGCTTGTAACTGCGTTTCAGTATACGTGCCCACAAGTTTTGGAGTATGCGGTAATAAATCTCGTACTGCCTTCTCTTGTGAATATACTGTGGGGCTATCACTTCGTTCATTTTCTCGTACATCTGTACTCTCATCCCATTCTCCTTTATTACGATTCGTCCATGTATTAGATTCCCACGCTACTGATAGATGCAAGCACAAATGCTCCGCGCAGTAATGAGCGGAGCACATGCGACAGAAATAAGATGCTAACTCTTTGCATACGCTGCATTCACGGTCGATGTCCATATTCCTCTTTCTACTGCTGTAGCCCAGCCACAACGTCTATAGCTATCACGCAAACATTCGACCATATCTTTATTAAAAGTGCTTGTACTTTTATACCAATAACCGGCTTTTGACCAATAATAAATATAGTAAATAGGTTTACCACTCCCTTTGCTGTCGCTCATGTATCCCCCTTAACCAGCCATACTGCTTTTTAGTAATACCTTTGCACCTATTCTTAATAAGCTTATCAACAAGCTCACGCTCGCGGCAGCTTAGTAGATTTACTCCGATATCACCGAGTATCGAGAACGCTACTGATTCTTTATAGTAGCGTTTCATGGTTTTACGGACCCAGATATCAGCGGCCTCGAAAGTCATAAACCATTCGTTATAACCGTCGAATCGCGCTTTCCAATAGCCGTTTTTATCTTTTCTTATTAGTGCCTTCACGCGCGTACCTCCCTAGCTCGAATACTTCCATCGGGGTTAGTTCTACCTTTACAGCCTCGCCATTTTCAATGAAGTATGGCTGAATCGAACCGGCGATTATTGCGAATCCTAGTTTCATGGCTAGTTAGTTGCTCCTTCGTCTATATCTACCATGTTTGGAAGTATTCCGATATTTCTTCCAGTTATGTGATAACCGGGGCCAATACTTTCTAGGCCGCAAATAGTACATTCAATCCGAATAGGACGATCGCAGGGAGTTATATCTATTTCCCTCCCTGCTTGTTTGTGTATGCCTTCTATTCGAGGTGTACAGCATTTATAAACTTCCGGCATCTCTTCGTAGCTTTTAAATCGTGCTCGCATTACATTACCTCCTTGTTAGAGTAGAGCGTCCAGAGTCTATTAAGCTCGCTCATCTTCTTGGCGTCCCCACCCATATCCGGGTGATATTCGCGGGCTTTGGCGCGGTAGAGTTTCTTCAGGTCTGATAAGTCTTGGGTGGTTATTTCTACACCCAAGTAACTACTAAGTTGAGCAGCAATTGATTGTGTAGACTCCTTCGTGCTAGTTGGTGCAGTGTAGTAGAAATTCTCAGCATAATCCGTTGGTACATGCACTTTCGGACCACTAGCGGGTTGCTTATCTAAGAATGTAATCTTAAACCCAAGCGCCTCCATGCTGGTTTTTAGCGGCGGCCAATACTCAGCACCAAGCCCCCAGGTATATGTGCTTGGGTTATATTCCCGTGCGGTTGCTGGGATCATTGCCTTTATTAGGTTAATGATCGGTTGAATATTCTCCGCGAAGTATCCCTTACGCGGGAGGGTTTTGAATTTCAGTTCGTAAATTGTTCCGTTCGCGGTCGTATTAACAATTACTTCTTTCATCTCACCCTTTCTCTGGTCTCGCAGATATTTGTCCGAATAAGACTTCCAACAATTATCGCAGGACCAATTCTTGAATCTTTCTGAATATATTAAGTCTAAAGATATTCCAGCCATCTTGCGACAATTAGGACATTCGTATGTTATCATGCATAATCTCCTACAACCGTAGAGCTAAAAAAGGCCACACCTCTTTACTAGCAAGTGTGGCCGGGGGTATTAACCGAATTGGATCAAGTAGCTCATGCGTAAAACGTTAATTGTGTAACAGCCCTTCGGGCAAGTTATCCCTGATTGATAGCAGCGAACTGTGCAAGAATCTGCTGGAGCATTTCGGGCGAAAGCGAACCAAGCATCTTGATAGCCTTGTCCGTAGGAGATGCGGAAACGCGCTCGCTAGCAGCCTGAACTAGCGGAGTACCATCGTACGTTGGCTCTACTGGCTGGAATGCAAGATTACCCGCCTCATCCTGCTCGATCAGCGTTGTGCGAATCTTCTGATTGAACTTCGCGCTGAGTCCCTTGTTGATAATAGACAGGCGCTCATCCGCATCAGGAATAAGCTGCTCGAAGCCTTCGAGAGTGCCAGCGGACGGCTTGATTACTGTCTGCTTGAACGCAATAGTCTCCGTGCCCTTGTACTCGGGAGATTCGAGAGTTGCAATGTCCTTCTCGCTGGAAGTATGACGCACGGCAGTAATCTTGCTCTGCTCATCCAACTTTACCACGACGGCGAAGTTAACATTCTCGTTCTTGACAGGAAGGGCGGCGACGGAATTAGGCGAAGGAATAACGGCAGTAGTAGACATTTAGTTGATCTCCCTACTAGCAAGTAGCTAGTATATTGTTATGGTAGCATAGCTACGAGTTAGTGTTTTTGATTCTAGTAACCGATACACATGCATGTAATGTATCGACGACCGACCCTTAGTGTACCAAACCAAGGGGCAGTTGTCAAGGCATTTTTATGCTAGAATGTGACTTTCTTTGCCTCTTCAAGTTCTGCTTCAAGGCGTTTGATTTTCTCGTCGGTAGAAAGCTCCAAAGCATTTAAAGCATCTACTATCTTGAGCGCGGTATTCTCATCCGTATGCCCCTCAGATACTCGCGAATAGGTTTTATAGTTCATCACGTTGTAGGTTATTACTTTTTCTACTTTAAACATATTATTCTCCCTTTTGTTTCGAATTGGCTGCTGCTTGCTTTTGTATCCCGGTTAGCTGTGTAGGAACCTTCGGTTCAGTTCTGCACAGTGAATCGAGTTGTGCGCGTGCTCGTTCGAGATTCATTGCAACACCTCTTGACACCAAAGTACCCAGTGGCGATGAAATTCTCTTAGACGATTTTGAAGCACCCAAGGTGGTAGTCTACATTCTCTATCCCAAGATATATGATTTATTTTTCCTTCTTTATTTAGAAGTATTATCATGTACTGCTCCATGTTAGTTTGTGTTCCCATCCGCACTTATCACGCAGGTATCTCAACCTGATGATTACCTATTTTGTCTATAAGTGCGGATGGCAAAACATCTGCCATGTTACTTCTTAGATAGTAGATACTTCGTAGCAATTGGTTGGTTTTTATATGGGAATGCGCGGAAGGCTTGGAGTATTTCTAGTTTTGTCATGGCTTCACCTTGAAATTGAATCCGTTTACAATCGCGCGGATTGTGTTTTTGTTTATATCGAGTGAGGATTGGCTATTAGAATCAGAGCCATCGAGGTGTGGATTTAGCTCGCTCGCGTTAGCGCGTTCTACTTCTGCTTTTAGTTGGGCTTCAAATTGCTCATAGCACTCTGGAGTGCAATAAGTTGAAGCGTAATCAATAGGCACGCCTGTATTACCATCGCGTCCCATAGTGAATACGCGCTCACATGCTAAGCATTCGTGGAGCATTTTAATTCTCCCCCTAGATACGCTTTTACCATAAAATACGCTGCTGTCTCAAACCAGCTTATTTCTAAGCAATATCTTGCTGTGTTTTTATCTGATTTTATTTTCATATCAATCTCCATTATGTTAATAGCTACTTGTGAGGCAGACCTTCGGTCGTGGTTAGATTTCTTTTGTAATCATTTCCATAACTGCGGTTAGACTTAAAGAAGCATCCTCTAAGAATTGCTCCGTGTTGGTTGGCATTATATTATCTGTAAATGCGCTGCCGTGGTTTAATACTTTAGCAAGTAGTGTAACAGCTTGGATGAAGTTAGAAAGCTGCTCGATATCGTCGTTAATCTCAATCGCGCTCATGGTTTATTACTCCTTTAAAGGGTCTAAATTTTACCTGTTCGGCTGCTGTGTTAGTATGCGGACTTACTTCCCCAGTTCGGATATGTACAAAACATGTGAATGCACTATGAATTCCAGGATGGTAACATCGAATATATTTATTATGTAAACCACAAATGGCTGGCGATCCAAATACATGGGGCTGTTCTTGTTTACGGTCAAATTCAATTCTTTTTACGTGTTTACAGTTATTACAATCTGAATCCCATAGTTGCTCGGCCCAATAATCCTCTTGCGTATACCAAAATCGTGGATTATGTTGGACCATACGCCAGTATTCGTTATAGGTGAGCGGAAATACAAAACCTCCTTTTATCATACTATCTCCTTTTTTAACTGTGTAACAGGCTTGTTGCCATGCGCGAGTTCACATGCTGGTATTATACAACCATTAGGGGGCTGACTATAGAGGTCGCAGCGTATTTCAGCGCGTTATTACCGATTGATCAAATCGCACCTGTTATATGAAAGCCCCCGAATGGGCATACAGCGCCCATGTTATTAGCCGAGTATATTGGTATGATTATCCTTCTTCCCCACGAACAGGCTAGCTACAACGCACCATAGAATATACGCGCTGATATACATACAACCGAGTACTACGAATTTGATTACGAATATAAACAGGTCCATTGTTATTCTCCGAAGTCTATAACTACTTTTGGTTTGTCTACCTTTTCGAAGATAGAGTTATCATATGCGATATCTTCTTTTGGTCTGTACTTATCATGCTCGTCTGTAGGCCCATTGATTTTATCAGCCTCAGTAGGAGTAATCATAGCGATATTTGTTTTATTCGCTTCAGGTTTTAATTCTTTGCCTTTATTCTTTAGTAATTCAATAGCTCTCAATACTTCAGGATCAGCAGGTCGTGGATTATCTACTTGATATATCGCACGCTCAGTAGTTGGTTCAAGAATAGTTTTCCGTACAGCTTCTTTCTTGAATACTATCTTGTCTTCTTTATTCTTCCAATTATCAAGCGAGTTCTCATAGATCGCTACAATCCTATTAGCATTCCCAAGCTTGTGTTTTAATTCTTTCGCTAGTTCAGTATCACCAGCTAGTGCAGCTTCACCGAATTGCCTAGCAATATCCAATGCCTCAGCCTGAGCAGCAGCAAGATTAGTCTGTCTATCTTCCATACCACGCTCAAACTTAGTCTTAGCCATTGAACCATACAAAGCTTTATCAGTAATCTCTTCTTTTTTCTCAGTAAGAGCTTGTATACGCGCAAGTAATCCCTTAGAGCCACTAGCATTAGCAAAGAAGATTTTCCCTTCCATCTCACGCTCGCGCTCTAACGCAGCATTACACTGCACAACAAGCTCGTCAATCTCTTTATCAATACGTGCAATTCGATCTTTAATAACCTGTTTCATAACTAATAATCTCCATGCGCGGAGCGTCAACGCCTTATAAAGAGAGTATAGGGGATGGGGATGGGATTGTCAAGGGATCAAAGGCGGGTGCCCGATCAACCTAAGTCCTTTAGAATGTCACACATAGATCGAAACGTCCATCGTGCCGCATGTCAACGCTCCACGGTGGGGAGGGTGATCGATGCTGACTTCGATTCTACTAACTTGCTAATAGCTCTAAGCTCTTATTATTACTTGTTGTTCTATTATTATTAATTTTTTTTTTTTTCTAATAAGAAAGGAAGCAACTACTACTAAGAGACTAATAGTAATTGATCGACGGATCGAATCGTACGCACACCTATATGTGCCGTCATGCGGCAGTGTGTCCCGATCGATCCATCCCCTTTGTTTTCAACGGTTTGGTTTGAAACGAATCCGCTTTCGGTCCCGAAGAGACACATGACCGTCCGCAGGGCCGCTATTGCTAGCGGGTTATTATTAGCTATTTCTGTGCCATTCGCAGCATATCACGGAGTAGTGGATTATTAGCAGCTAAATCATGTAGCGTAGGCGCTATATACTTCTTTTTATCCCTACGATCCGCGCCAATCCCGGTGGTAGAACGTCGCGCGTCCATTTTCTCATGCAGCGCGTCAATAGCATCGCACTCGCGTTTATTAGACTCCGCGATCGCCAAGTAGTGCGCCACGTCGGGGTGTACTAGCGAGCGGATTGGGTTATTCTTTGGCATCTAATAGCTCCCGTTCAATATGCGCGCGCCAGAACTCCGCGGCTTTTACATCACCAGCCCTCACGGCGCATTCTAACATCCGTCGCATGAATCCAATATCGTACGTCTCAAGTGTCATAAAAGCCTCGTCAGTGCACGCGTTACGTGCATATAAGGGGCGCTCAGCACTGCCTAGCCCTTCCCCCTATTTCGGCTTGTGCTACTACTAGAGATTCTTCAGTATCTCCCGAAGCTGGAACATGTACCCGCTGACAAACGCGCCCTTATCCTTATCAAACTTCGCGCCACTCCGAATCGCCCAATCATACGACTTCGCCGTATCGCTCTCCGCTTTATCCGCGTAATACTTGAACTTGCCTTTGAGTGCCGTTGCGACCGCGTTAGACGCAAGCGTCTCAACATCATCAGCCAATCCCAGTTTGGCCAGCGCTTCTACTTGGTGGTCATTCAACATAATCGTAACGTTCATGGTAATCTCCTTTGCTATGGACTAGTATCAGCTAGTCTCTGTTACCGCATCGTTGCTGCTGTATCTATTATACACACTTTGTAGCTCTATGCGCGTTTCGTAAAACTTTATTTCGAAAATCTTTTTTCTCTTACAGATTACTCCGCCAGCCTGTTAGTTATAACTGCTGCTGTCGTAATTATACACGTCCTACTCGCGCGTGCGAACTATCTCTTTAGTTACTAAGTATATAACAGCGCGCATACATGGCTGCGTACTACTATGTATCCACTATTGTATACAATGCGCTTCGCGCCGCGCTACTGCTAAAGCATTCCTATTAGCACCCACCTCCAAAAAATCGAAATGTAACTCAACAGGCCGGGGTGTACCAAAACAATTTTTTAAAAAATTCGCACTTTAGAAAGTAATAATAAGTTCTTATTCCGAGTTGCGAAGCAAGTATTAAAGAGGTGCGCGAAGGGGCGTGGTGGCCCGGAGGGCGCAAGTGGGGTATGCGGGAGTATGCACCGTGTATAGCGGTCTTTTTATTTTCCCCCTATCTATATATAGTAAGGGGTATCAGAGCACCGAGCCGGTGTTCGTGCTGGGAGTTAAATATATGGCGGAATCGAAAATAATAGAGGCGCTGGAGAAATTCAGTCGCGATTATGCTTGGGATAAGTCCCTGATAGTTCCAGCCACTAACTCCTCCGAACCCGGCCTGTGCCTGATTAGTAGTGAGCATAGTAATACGAGTATAGAGGATTTTATAAATGGCTCCCGCGAATCCTAATAACCCGAGCGCGTTGCACCCCACGTTGAAGATGACGTGGAAGCGTGCGCTTAAAATCGAGCGGATTGCGCGGCTGAGTCTAGACCCGGCGGGGTACTCGAACGAGCAGATTGCTAATCACCTTGGGATTAATAAGCAGACTGTAGTGCTAGTGCGCCAGCTTCCTGAGTACCATGCGAAGATGATAGAGTTGGCGAGTGGGGTAGTAAGCGCGTACGACCAGCAACTACGTCAGGATATTGATAACTCCCGCGAGGAGCTTCGCAGCATGATCCCAAGTAGCATGATGGTCATTCGAGACAGCATCCTCGGCAAGTATGGGCCGAACCTGCGCTTCAAAGCCGCGCTGGAAGTAATGGACCGCGAAGGTACTCTAGCGAAGGTTAGTAAGAGCAGTGTGACTGTTGAGACCAAGCCTAACATGGCAGTGGACCAGAGCGTTGCTAATAACCTCATGGCCCTGCTCGCGGGCGCGCCGAAGTCTACTAGTATGAACGAGGCCGCTGGCGGATTCACTGTTAGTGCCGGGGCCGCTGGCGAACAGATGCGCGGGATGAGCGAAGAGAACACTGAGAAAACCCTCGAAGAACTCGATCTAAGTTTACAGAAGCCTAACTAGTAATCAACCGTACGCATACTCATTAAATCCTAGTTGCGGCCTCGGACACTGCGCTAGGTAGCCCAGCCGAAGATGCGAAGCGCCACCTTACTAGTTAGGTCTCTGTATTAGTAACAAACAATTATTGCGTCGGACCTTCGGCAGGCTAAAAAACAGTCCGCGAGGCATCCGCCGCGAAGCGGTGGTGCCGAGTTATTAGGACGATGACCAATGGCGCGAATGAGAACGTATAACTACCTCGGCCTATGCGCTCTACTTCGACGCGCAGCGGTAGATATAATGACCTTCCAAACCCAACTAGCTTCTGCGAATGCCGAGTTAAAAATCCTAAAACAGAAACTGTGGATCTATGAGCTATACTCAGAAGGATTTAGAAGCCGTCCTAGACAAAAACGCGGAGTATGAGTATAGCGAGACGGGTGGGTTATATCTCCCGGCGAGTGTTACGAGGTCGTATAAAGTAATACCTCCTACGCATCCCGATGAAAAAACGATGCGGGTTATTCATAGGTTGAATGCTCTTGGGTCTTTGTTCTACTTCGCAACAGTAATTCTCGGCAAGAATAAGTTCCAGAAGAACCCCGATCCTGATAGAAACATGCACTTTCAGATGTGCCAAGTAGTAGAGAAAGATGGCCTGAAAGAAGTAATCGAGATACCTCGTGACCATTTCAAATCTACCGTCTACTCAGAATGCTACCCAATGTGGCGCGCGCTTCCTTTTAGTTATGAGGATGAGTTGTACATGCGTGCTATGGGGCATGGTGATAGATACATCCAGTGGATGAGGTATGTACATAATCAAGATATTCGCATTCTACTAGTTAGCGAGGTTATTAACAATGCGAAGAAGCTTGGTGTGCGATTTTATGGACATTACAGAGATAATGCTCTGTTCAAATATCTTTTCCCGGAAATACTACCTGATTCTAGCTGTACGCAAAATGATGAAAGTCTACATCAAATGCGTACTAAAGCTGGTAGAATTCAAGGTGAAGGAACATTTGATTTTATCGGTGTGGGATCTGCCCTACAATCTCGCCATTACGATATGGTTATCCAAGATGATCTTGTTGGTAGAGCGGCATTTGAATCCGACACCACGATGCAGAAAACTATCGAGTATCATCAACTACTCGTGGGCGCCTTTGACGCCGCAATAGATGATGGTGGTAGGGATAATGATGAGATTATTGTCGGGAACCGATGGAGCTACAAGGATCTTAATAGCTACATTCGCAGTAATGAGCAGTATTTTAATTTTACTACTCATAGCGCCCTTGGTGGCTGCTGTTCTTTACACCCTTTCGGCGTGCCAATTTTTCCAGAAGCATTCAACTTGGAGAAGCTTGCTCGTTACAAGCAGCGTCTCGGCTCTTATCTATTTAGCTGCCAGTATCTTAATGTACCTATTAATCCGGCCGAGGTAAAGTTTGATAAGCGTAGTCTTAGGTATTATGAGTTTATTAAAGACTCCAATTTCACTTACACCGACGCCGCGCCAATGACTAAGAATGGTGCTACTAAGGTTCGGCAGAAAGTTCTAATACGGCACAAGGTTCACGAAGGCGACGTAGAAGAAGATATCGCCCCACGTAATCTAAAACGCTACATGATCGTAGACCCTAATCATAGCGGCAATGAGGGTAGGTGCAGACATGCTATTACTATTACCGGAGTGGCCGAGAATCCAAGACGGGTGTACTTACTCGATGTATGGGCTAAATCCTGTGGTACAGACGAGTTCATCGACACAATGTTATATCTCGCAGTCGAGGTGTGGAAACTTGATTGTATATACATGGAAACAATCGCCGCTCAAAAATACCTCAAGTACCACTTAGAGTACAAAATAAAAGAAGAACGAAGACGAGATCCTAGATATGGCAACCTTACCATCAAGGAGCTTATTACTCCCAAGACCAAGAATGCTAAGAAAATGCGTATTGATGGTCTCGGACCTATTTTTGAACGCGGAGAATTTTGGCTTAATAGCAAGGGAATGGAAGAGTTCCACGAGGAATTTGAAACCTATCCCGCCGGGAAACTCGTTGACGTACTCGATACTTTGGGCTATGGGCCGCAAGTATGGGATTTTGATACTAACACTGACGAGATTGAAATGGAAATTCTTCGAAGAAAGAATCAGTACAAGCGAAATATACGAAATAGTATCTCGGGGTATTAGTATGGGCGAGAGCGGCGAAGTGAGCTTAGTCGATCTTGCTATAGGCCAAGCAGTACTTAATGAGAAACTGAGTAATCTAAAGATCGACACAACTGAGAAACATTCACAGAACAGAAAAGATTTACACAGTCTTGAGCAAAAAGTAACCAAGGTATCTACGGATATACTTACACTTAAGATCAAGCTTGCATCATATAGTGCGGCGGGTGGAGTTATCACCGCTGTGATTCTTAGAATACTAGATCATTTCTGGAAATAGGGAGATTTATATTATGTCATTCCTTACTGTACTTGAAAAAGCTGGCGAAGATATTGCCAGTATTTTTAAGAAAGCTGCGCCGATTGTGCAGGAAGTTCAGACGATCGCTACTCCTTTTGAGAATGCGTACATGCCGGGTCTTTCTACTCTGATCCAGACTGGTATTACTGCAATCGGAAACGCAGAAGCTCTTGGAGTTGCGGCTGGGAATACGACCGGGAGTAATGCTGTAAAGCTTGCATCTGTTGTATCTTCACTTGCTACTTCCCTCGGGCCGACTCTTACTGCGCTTGGAGTTAATCCTGCCACTGTCACCACCGCACAGTATACGACTTTCGTAAACAGCCTCGTAGCTGCGTCGAATGCATTTATTACTACGCAGCCCGCTGCAACTACTACACCCGCCGTCGCCGCATCTGTAGCCGCTCCCGTAACTGGTGCCGCTGTTCAAACTCCTGCATGACTGAGGATTAAGAAATGGTTTCGATCATAAAAGCAATCGGGAATCTTCCACTAACATTCTGGGGGATTCTCGTACTTTTCACTTCCATGTATCTCGCGGCGAAGTACAATCTCCAGCTTGGTTATTACTTCGCTGGAGTAGGTAGTACCCTGTGCGGTATAAGTCACATGCAGCCCTCCCCAAATCAAGTAACAACTGTATCATCTAATCCCGAAGTTAAGGTAGAATCAAATGCCAGCGATACGACCGGTCAAAACTAATTTCGGAAAAGATGCTACTGAAGAGATGTGGAAATTTGTGGAGGAATCCACGGCTTACTGGTACGAGCGTACTCGGAATTTCAGAGAAGATAAACTGAAAGAGTACGCTCGACTTTACAAAGGTACTCCCAAGAACGACTCCCGTGATACTCCTTGGCCGGGGGCTTCTAATATAGAGATTCAGATTATTGCTTCGAATAGCGATAATCTACTAGCTAGAGTCATGGCTATGTACATGACTGATCCTCTGTGGACGGCTAAGATTTACGGTGATATTAAGACCGGCGAAGGTGACGACCAGCGTTCTGCTATCGAGAAGTTCCTTAGTAATATGGCGCTGGAGCCTTCGGAACTGGACTTCTACCGAGTAGAGGAAGCGTGGTTCGCTGGTACTATTAGGAATGGTACTGGTATTATTAAGTTCCCTTGGCTCTATCACGTAGAGAATCAGATAGTATCTACGGATGGAATGAGCGGTGAGGATTACAAGTACGAGACGAAAGAAGTAATCCGACTCGATGGTCCTCGTCCTGAGAACATTCCGCTTAATAAGTTCCTGACAGATATCAGTACACAGAAGCTCGAAGATTCAAAATTCAAATGCCACATAATGACTGTCTCTAGAAAGACACTCGAAGACAAGAAAGCTCTGAAGTTTTTCAAAGATGAAGATATTGATGCTATTATTGCCCAGCCTGATCGTAGTCAGTCAGATGTTCTTCAGAACTACATTGAAGAGAAGCAGGGATTAGGGGCTACTAGTTCGGGATCGCTCAGCGACGAGTACGATCTTTATGAGTGCTGGTTTCGTTATCAGCACAACGGACAGAACTACCGTTTGCAATGCACTCACCATCCACGAAGCAAGACTCGGTTAGTATCTTTCTTCAACTACTATCCAGAGAACATGGATATCTTCGAAGACGCAAAGTTGGCATATGATGATGACCAGTATTATGGATACGGTTTTGCAGAAATGCTCAAAGCACTGCAAGATGAAATTGGCGAGATGCATCGCCAACGAATCAATGCTAAAACACTTTCCAATACAACAGCGTTTCGCGTTAATAAGAATTCGAAGCTTCATTCGATTCTACAGTTTTATCCTGGTGTTCTCGTGCCTGCTGATCCAGGTGAGATCGAAAGACTTGAACTTAACAATCCCCAAGCTGATTCGCTTGACGGGGAGAATTTATCGTTAGCCCTAGTAAAAGAACGCACAGGAATAGATCCTGCAACAGGAGGTACTGGTGGCGGTATTGTCAACAGCAAACGTGGAATCTATTCTAGCCAAGGCACCTTCGCCGTACTTCAGCAACAAAATTCTAGAACCGGCCTACGCATGTCAGATATGCGATCCGCACATTCTAGAGCCGGCTCGAAGTTCGCTAAGATGTATGCTCACTTCGGAATTGGTAAGAAGTTACGACAGTACGGTGATAACGCAGAAGCCCTGAAAGCTGCTTTTGAGAACATTAAGTCTGGAAAATTAGGACTGAGTATTCGCAGTAGCACCGCTAGTATGAATAAGGAACTAGAGAAGCAGAATGATATAATGCTATCTCAAACTCTAAGTGGCCTCTATCAGGGCGATGCTCAGATGATTCAAGCTATGGGAATGCAAGGCGCTCCCCCTGACTTGATAGAATACTACACCGATGTACTCCGAGCGAAGCAATCGCTGTACAAGCAAATAGTACAGAACTTCGGTCACGACGATTACGAGCGGCTAGTACCACGACCCGCACTATTAGATAAAGGACGCCCTAATGAACTTAGCCCACAGTCAAGCGTTGGAGGTCAACAGCCAAGTCCGCAATCTGGACAGCCAAGTGGCGCTGGACAACCTGATGCAAGCGAGGGTAATAATCCTGGAGCTGTACCAGTCGGCGGCGGGGCAATTGCTGGTGGAGTACCTACTAGCACTAATGGACAGAGTTAAAGATGATTTCTTTGATAGTAAAGAAGGGATCACAGATTATGGCAAGGGTTATCTGAAAGGACAACTCGATGCTTATAACGAGGTAGTTGGGATTGGTTATATAGTAAAGAACTTCAAAAGCAATAAAGTATAAGGAGATGGCTTATGCCGTGGTATCGAAGAGATGGGCAGTTAGTAGAAGGTGAAAAGCTCGACGATGTAGAGTTCAAACCGGAGAAATTGAAAGAGGAACTTACTACTTCTTTCAAAACATCCCTAACAGAAATGCAGGCCGCACAAGATGAGAAGATGCGCCCGATTCTTGAAATGGCTGCGGCTATGGCGCAAGAGCGCGCTGATAGAGCAGAGGCGGCGCGAGTTGCGAAGGCAAACGAGAATAAGGGACCAGAAGTTACAGCAGAAGATTTCATGCTTGATCCAGCGGATGCTGTTAGCAGAATGAATCGTGGTACTAATACCGCGGTAAAGATGCTGGCGGCGAAGATGAATAAGCAGGATGCGCTTGCGGATAAGGAATACTATCACGGAGATATTAAGTCCAAGGTAGATGCTATGATTTCGCAGCAGACACTTGATGCTCAGTGCCGTGCGGATGTGGTTGAGAATTGCTACAAACTAGTAATGTTCGACCACATGAAAGATATACAAGAGGGTAAGATCAAATCGCGTAACAGTGCGAATGTGTTTGATTCTAACTCCTCAAGTGGCAATAGCGGCAAGAGCGAAGGCGAGTCCGAGACTCTTAATGCTGACGAAAAGCTGGTAGCAAAACGTATGGGAATCTCAGAGAAAGACTGGATTACTTCCAGAAGGCAACTAGAGTATGTCTAACGAAAACGAGATCGACCCATTGGATATGTTCAAGGACTTGCGAGAAGACGCGCCAGTTGCGGCTAAGCCCTTCGTAAAACCAGCCGTGAAAGTAGATGCGCCAGCCGTGAGCACCGAAGTCCCGCTTACTGCCGCACAGATGATTGCAGTTGCTAAGATCGTAGAAGAGCAGACACGCAAGGCTATTGCTTCTTCTAAATTCAATCCCAACATGCCGGGACAAGTGCTACCAAAGGCTGCTGTTAATATCACAGACTTCTCCAAACTTACTATGGACGATGTTTACGATCTTAGCGTGCCGATCGAAGCTAAGGCGTTCATGGATGCTGATGTACTTGCTATTAAATTGCGGGACTCGAACTACGAAGCACGATGGGTTAATAAGAACCCGCAGAATCTTGGAGATAAGATCGGTAAGGGATTTACTTATATCGAGCCTAATGATTTAGTAAGTGCTGATGCTATTCAGACCTCCTTAGACGCAGACGGCCACTACTGCTTCAACGACGTAGTTGCAATGAAGATCGACAAAGCAACTTACTATCGTGCTCTTCGTGCAGCTCACGAACGTGCGGTTAGAACTACCGATCAAGCTAGTAGCCGTACTCGTGCCGCATCTATGGCAAATCAATATATGACACAGGAATCTGGGGTAGGTAGTGACTTTCGTGACGCTTCAGCAATGAAGAAAATGACGTTCTACGATCCCGGTGTTGAAGTTTAATAAATAGAAAGAAGGATTAAAAAATGGCAGGTCCGAATCTTACTACTCACATTCCAATTGGAGTTGTTGAGACGACTACTGGGCTGACTCCTTTCACGAATAGCCAGCCTGAACAATCTGGGCAGACTTATAAGATTGGAACTCCGCTTCAACTTAACGCCGGGTTTATCCGTGCATGGGATGGTACTACTCTTACTAATTCCATTGCTGGATTTGCTCTTAACTATAGCCAGAATCTTGGTACTAGTGGTGCAGGAGCACCGGGAGCATTTAGTCAGATCGGGCCTCCGGGCGCGATTCAGACTTATGGCTCGGTAGTATTCCAGCCCGCGGCTGTTAATATCGCAGTCGGTGCACCTATTGCTGATGGCCGTGCGCTGTTTGAAAGCTCTGTTGATAATAACATCTTCGAGGCAACCTACGACAACAGCACCGGAACTGTGGCCGCAAACTGGACTCCTACACAGGCGCAGATTGGTACACAGTTCGGGCTTACGATTGATGCAAACGGCCAGTGGTATGTGGACGGCGGTAAAGCTACTGCGGGGACAAACACAGTAGTTGTAATGGTTGGTATTAACCCTATCGACCAAGTTCCGGGTGCGGCGGGTACTTATATTATCAACGCTCGCGTTCGTTTCCAGGTTCTACAGGCTGCTCGTCAAATCTTCACTGCTTAATATCTTCGTATAAAGGAATAATAAAATGGCGACACAAGTACGTGGAGCATTTGCAAAACTTATGGCTCCGGGGTTGCATAAAGTATACGTTGATGCACTTGACACGGAACAGCGTGCAGAAGAGCATCAGGCGATCTTTAATGTAAAAACCTCGGAGAATGAGTACGAGCAGGACTTGAAAATGGCTGGTTTCGGGCCACTACAGGAAAAGCCGGAAAATACGCCCGTTGCGTATACTAACATGATTCAGGGTGGCGATAAGCGGTACATTCATCTTACTTACGCCTTGGCGGTTCGTACTTCCAAGGAACTGTGGGATGATGCGAAGTACGGGGTTATTAATCAGGCTCCTAAAGCTCTCGCGCGCTCGATCCGCTACACGAAAGAGATCGTTGCTTTTAATATCTTTAATCAGGGGTTTTCCGCCAATGTCACGACTACGGACGGAGTTTCTCTGTTTAATAACCAGCATCCTCTGCTTGGTGGACCTTCTGCGACTAGTACTTGGTCGGCTCTTCCAAATCTCATTAGCGCCGCCGGTACTTTTCCTAACCGTCCTGCTACTGATATCGACCTCAGCTTTACTGGTGTGCAGTTGGCTACCACGCAGTTCGAGCGGCTCGTAGATTCACAGGGCTTGCCTATTAACCTGAAGCCGAAGATGGTACTGATTGCTCCTGAAAATCGGTTCCTTGCTCGTGAACTCTTCGCTTCAAGTGGTAAGCCTGCAACAGATACCAATGACGTGAACTCGCTCTTGGGCGAAGATCTTTCGTACATGGTATGTCATTATTTCACCAGCGCCGGGCCTTGGTTTATGGTCACGGATAAGAAGAATCATTACCTCACTGTATTTATGCGCCAGAACCCGCAAGACGAATTCGATGATGATTTCGATACGGGCGCGCTAAAACAGAAGACTACCATGCGTATGTCTGCGGGTGCTACGGATTGGCTTGGTACTTGGGGCAGCAACGGCGCCTAGTACTAAGCAACAAGGTAGAGGCTTGCATGATGGGTGAATGCAAGCCTCGGCCCACTAGGGCGGCCATCTCCCCAACCCTAGTGGGTTTATAATAGGAGGGTTTATGAATTTACTGCAAGCTATTGCGAGAGAAGAAGGATTTGGGATTCCTAATGGTCGTGCGACTAGGAATAATAATCCAGGAGATATTAACTGGGGAGCATTCGCACAAGCGCATGGGGCTACGAGATTAGAAGTTATTCCTGATGGTTATAATGAGGTTGCGAGATTCGCTTACTTCCCCGATACTGCTACTGGGTTTGCAGCTATGAAAGCTTTGTTCCAAACACCAAGTTATAAAGGACTAAACGTGCGACAAGCACTATGCCGCTACGCACCGCCTGCTGACCATAATGATACTAGCGCATACGAAGCTAATGTCTGTGCGTGGGTTGGATGCCAACCGACTACTATTATTGACGTGCTGTTGGAGACAGTATGAGTGCATTTAAGATTCGCTATGTAAATGGTACAGGCATAATCGCAGTTGGGATCAACTGGGTTACTAATAGCCTTTGGGATCATGTTGAGATTGATTCTGGAACTGGCTGGATCGGTGCACATGCTGGTACGGGAATACAGAATAGACCATACGACTATTGCGTACCAACACGAGAGCGCAGATACTCACTTGCTTGTAGCCAGAAGCAGATAGATACTATTTTGGCTTCAGCATTCAAG